TTTTTGGTTATTGCTGCCGTTGTTGCGCTAATTGCAATTTTTGTTACACTCTACACAAAATGTGAGTGGTTCAGAGACGGAGTCAATGCGGTGTTTGCATCGATTTGTGATTTCATCAAGGGAGTAATCGACAAAATCAAGGGATTTTTCAACTTTGAGTGGAAACTTCCAAAGATTAAACTTCCACACTTCAAGGCAAGTGGAGAATGGTCGCTTGTTCCACCAAAAGTTCCGAAATTCTCGGTTGACTGGTACGCAAACGGTGGTATCTTGAACAGCCCAACTATTTTCGGCATGAACGGAGATAGAGCAATGGGCGGTGGCGAAGCAGGAGCAGAGGCGGTTCTTCCAATCGAATTGCTGAAGACATACATCCGTGATGAAATGCAGACAAACAATGCTGCGCTTGCTC